GGAGCGTATTTATTAAGAGTGGGGTACTGGTGGGGAAGATTCCAAGTAAATCCTTGGTAGCCCTGTAAAGAACAAGGGCTGAAAATCCTCTCCAGCAGAAACCAGGATGTCCAAATTGAACAAAGGATGCCCGAGTGAATACCCGAGTAAATGGAGTTGTTGCAGACTGAGATAATCAGATGACCCAGTGTAATCTAATCTCTTACCAGGAATCATGCGCCAAGGGTTGTACCAAGGCACTTCCACAGTGAGTGATGGGTTCACATCTGGATGCATCACAGCAGCACCATGCATAGAGGCGGCCACACGATTGGTCACCCCCTTCAACGCATTTCTCGAAACCTCATCCAAACTACCAAAGGTGGTGGGATTATATGGTGTGATCGAGTTAGCGAATTTAGCGGTGCCAACTGACGTAGCTGCCGTGTTGTTCACATATATAGGGTACGTCTGACCATTATGACGTTTGAACATGAGATACTTAAATCTCATAGAACCACGCCAGCCAGCATGTGCCATAGTGACCCAATGAATCAAAGTAGTCGCTGTGTAGTTATACTTGGCGGGAGAAACTGCTCCATTGCCAAAAGCACCAGGGACATTACCTCGAAATATCGGGAATGCAACATGGCGTATAGAAATCTCAACATCATTAACAGAGGCCCCTAGGCCACTAGCGATGGGTATCCTCAAGGAGTGTTCGAACCTTTTGAGTAGCGTTCTGAAAGAAGGAATGCTCTCACCATAAAAGACAAGTGCCAAATTGTCCGGCACATTTGACTCCTGGATGTCATCCTTTTCGGAATGCTCACCATAAGCTGGATCATCACCTGCCAAAGCACACTCTTCCCCAGACTGTGGTTCAAAACCACTTTGAGGTTTGAATGTATATAGGCCGAAGGTGTCATTAGGCTCAATCACTTTGAAGTCAGGCCCTGCTGAAATGTAAACATTAACCCATACTGTACTTGGGCTGCCGGTGGAAGTAGTCAGTGGATTTACCACAAACACTCCAAGAACACCATTACCTGGTGCTCCGGTGGTCATCAAAACAGATTGGCTATGCATATCGGCAGAGCTAACAAATCCTGGGTAGTTATGTGGGAGATAAGATAATGTGTTACCGTTACCTATAGAAATGGTTATGTCGCTAGTCTCTCCAATGTCCACTATTTCTTGCTTATTGACGTTGAATTCGCCATCTGCAATGAATGTGGATGAGAACCGCTTAGGCTCGTAAACGAACCTTATTCGGCCTTTATGGTGAGATGAGCAACACACTTGGAACCTGAAGTTCAAGGTCCCAGTCCATCGACTAAAAGGTAATGTGGCCATAGCTGTTGCGGTCAAGGTTAACCCGCCATCGGAAGTTTCCGCGAACTGGCAGGGGTCGACTCTAGTATTCCACAGCAGAGCGTCTGGCGCATCACTAGTCTCTATGGGGAACTGGGCATACCAGCTCTCCCTGGACACTATATTGGCTATACTTAAGGTATCTCCCGGATCCAGACCAACGATTCTAGGATCTATCGTGGTCTCTTGCTTGTCGTCAACGGTGAGTTTGAACACATTCTCAGGTACAGTGCCGTTGGCCAAATTACCAGCGTAACTAGGCTGTATATGATTGGGAACAGTGCCAGTTGCGGGTCTGGAAAACCCAAATTGCTTAGCAACGTCCCCAACAGCACTAGCGACTTGGCCCGTAGCGGTAGCATACGGTCCTATGACTGGGAGTTTGGACAAAGCACCCGATGCCATGGCGATGGCGGAAGCTGGCCCAGATATCAATCCTGGGTTCACCTTGTCCGATTCCATACCGGACTGGGCCACGATGCCATTGGCATTGAGTGCTGTGGGAACAGCCAGTTGGACGTCCGTCGCCCATGCAAATACTGTAATGGTTAACGGATCAGTCCCACCAGCCGTGTGATTCAAAGGAGCGATGTCTCTCATTCTAATGGAGCCTAAGTATGCGGCTGAACCAGTGGTCACATCTAAGTAATCCTGGTGATAAAAGAAGGGGAGAGTCAGCACTCCACCGGACGAAGTTGTTGGATTTAAGAATATTCTTGGGCATTGTGATAAAGAGATCAAATCCCCAAGCTCATTAGCAAACCCATTCGTCTGATCGAATGCCGAGCATGGAATGTACGAAGCCATTGCCCTACCAAAGTAAAAACTGTTGCCATTAACAATAAACTTGACATGCAGTTTCAAACTCATGAGGGTAAAATTGGAAATTCTATTCGAGACACGCTTGTCTGTAAGAAACCTAGTCCATGGATCAAAGGACAGGTTCATAGAAGTGCCTAACTCCCAAGTAGCTTCGTAGATGCGTATGGGACGAGATAGAAAGTCTTCAAAACTCGCTGCCTCGTTCCCATTACGAGCGCGGGTGGCCTCTAAGGGACCAGAAGCATCAACGCACTCGCCAATATCAGCATCACGAAAACGAATATTTTGCTCCGTAGACAACATGGTACAACCTCCTGGATTAACTTTGGTTTCAAACCCTGACTGTGGTACAACCTTTTGGTCATCAGCAGGACAAACACAATGTTCATGGTGACATCTGGGGCAAAACCCAGAGAGTGGGAAATCCATCACACTCCTGGGCGAGCAGGTCTCGTGAGAGCTGCTCTTTGGTTTAACAAGTTTCCTCTTTCGAGGTGTTTTATTGATTTTAGTAGGTTTAGAAAGTCAAGAATAGTCTAGGGTGTAAGACTCAACACACCCAAGACAAATGTTTCTATTTGGTGGACTACGCCTCCACTAAATAGCGGTACCCTCGTAAGGGTGTCCGATACGTGCAAAGCCTAATTAATGTACTTACGAAACATATAAACATATACAAAATTGGTATCCATATACACGCACCCCTCTTCAACTATACACAGGAACCCCACGGGGGTGCGGGGCGGAAGTTTATTGACATTCCGGGTCAGTTATTGGCTCTGGCCATTCTTCATCAAAGATGGCCGTCCTAGCCATGACATCAGCCTCGGTTTCCCCTTCCTGAGGCTCATGCCTTTCTTTCCATTTGTCGACGAATTCCTCAAAGGTGGTGTCCAGTCTGTTGGTCATGTGTTTAAGACCGGCCATCTCAGCCACCATAATTAATTCTTTCCGCCGTCTTTCGTAGACATCCTTGCCATGGAAGAACCATTCATAGCACGTGTTGTCAATGTTCTGGGCACAGGCTTGTTCCACACTAAGTGGACTGCCTTTATCCCTGACAAAGCAGTGTAATGATTTGGCAACAGAAGTCTCGAGCAAAGCTCCAACGTTACAATCGATCTCTGGAATATATACATTCTTCCTCTTTAGGAATTCAAACTTCCTCGGATCTAAATACGGAACAAGCTCCGACTCCTTATCTGGCATGGTGTAGGTCTGCCCATACTGGGCCAAGAATTCAGATATCGATTTGATGTTGAACTTCTCGTATCCTGGTGCAACAGTCCCTCCATTGTCGTCGCCGTAGGTGGTGAGAGCGACGCAATCTTTGAAGTTTCCTACTGGCACCTCTGGGTAAAGTGAAAAGAAACAACACCGTAAGTTGAGTAGTCCACAGAAGCCATTCAAAATGACAGTGAGGGAGTTTCCAGAAATGTGGCCGCCACAGATGAGCCCAATAAGATCGCCATTAAATGCGATAAGGGCATAAACTAAATCACCTGCCATAGCTTCCATAATCCGTATGTCTCTCTCGGTGTACCCTGGTAACTCCCGGGCGGCGTCTATCAAAAGTCTGATCGATGCCAGGAGCAACTGGGATGACAATTTCTGGTCATAACTCTTGTAATCTCCGGCTATCATCCGCTCTTCTCCATGTTGGGTTATGTGCTTGTAAAGCTGTTCCCACTCCCTGCTATGGGCATTAATCCCAACGGCAGTTTCGCATATGAGCGGATTCATCTGGATTGCTCGGATCAAGGGGAGGAAATGGCCCCTGACATTAAAAGTCAGAGCTAGGGTACTAGCGTAAATGGTCCTGCATTTCTGTTTGCCAGGTTCGCTGTACGCAATCACCTCATCTTTGAGGCACCCTTTAGCCACGGAGCCGGCTCGCTCACCTCTTTCGTAACAAGCCATGCTCCTGTCTATTTCGTCCTGGACAACGGGCACGAACTTTAC